ATTCACTAATAGAACTATCTACATCTACAAAGTCAGCAAACACTGAACTAGAAAATAATAATAGGATTAATGTATAAATTAATTTCATATTCTTACTTATTATATATAACCCCAATAAAGGAGACAATATGAAAGCACCAAAAAGTAAAGGCTTAACAATGGGACAATTACAAGCTTATAAAAAAGCTTCTAAAGATAGTAAGAGAAAACAATACTGGCAAGGTCGTATAGATGCACTTGCAGGTCAGGTAAATTATAAGAATTGGCTTAAAAAGAAATAGAGAGATATGAATATAAAATATTTAATATTAATAACACTTACTGTTATAGCATTTTTTGTTATTAGTGGGTTATCTATTTATAGTGTTGCAAGAGCAGAAGGAACTCTATTTCTTCCTTGTAAATCTAATATAAGTTTTTCCTGAAGGTTTGTCTTTAGGTTTATACAAAGGTGACTTGACTAGCTGCGCCATAGAATTTTTATTTCTTCCACCTGCATCTCTTTTAATACGTCTAGGAGATTTGTTTATTCCCATTAGTTTTCTTTTAAAGGTATAGGTCATTGTGATGATAATACTCTTATAGTTATTAATATTAATAAGTAAGTAGTAAGTAAACATAGAACTCTTTAAGTTACTCCTAACACTATCTTAAAGAGACTCTTAAAGAGTACACATAGAGTCTAACACTATCTTGAAGAGACTCTTAAAGAGACTCTTAATGAGTACACATAGAGTTAGTCATATAGGTATATCTCACCCTCTCTATAAGTGGGTCTTTCTTAGTCACACTAAATTTATCCAAGTTTTCTCTCTAGGTTTAATGCCTATGGCACTTTCCATGAATTTATCTATGGACTTCTGTCGCATATCCTTAAGCTTGTCATCTACTGCAAGGTCTTGGTCTTTGTTTAAATGGTCAACCATATAAGCTACAGCCATTTGAAGAGAGTCTATTCTGTCATCTTGAGCAAGAGCATTTCTATCTCTTGTAATTAGACTTAGTTGATAAATTAATTGATACTTTAACTGGCTGTCTAAAGACCTACCCTGACATGAGTCATAATCGTTTTGTATCACTGAGTGGTCGAATATGAGCCTGTGAGAGTTCATTAGAGGCTCTAAAGTATCACAAATTCTCAGTTCTTTTTGTTTGCTGCTTCTTACTTCACTTACAGTTACTTGGTGTATTTTTTGAAGTGGTGCATTAAGCATTTTCATAAAAAGTCCGTCACCAAAATTACTTTCTATGACAACTTCGTTTACTTTATGTTTCTTTGCAACCTCTGCAAGTGTTCGTAAAGTTTTATCACTGTAACCTTCCAACCCATTATTCTCTAAAATATAAACATTACCGTTAAACATTTTAGCAACGGTATAAGCCGTTTCATCTTTACCTCGACCTGAAGGGTCAATAGCTAAAACGGAAACTTGATAGGGAAGCCAGTCACCAACTATCTTCATTGGTTGATAAAAACTGTCTCCCTGCAAAGCTACATTAGGTAAGTTATCACACTTATTTTCAGGATTAGAAGCCCATACAACCTTCTCAGGTGCTTCCGTAGGGTTAGTTCCCATGACAATTAAATCGGATATTTTAAGAGGAAACCTAAATTCATCAGAGAGTCTTGTGTTAAGCATGAATTGCATTTCAAAGGCAGTCTTGCCATAAGATAATTCTCTCTTGAATAACTCTTCATCATTAAACCTAGTAGGGTCTGTAGGTTTGCCTTCAAGTTTTTCAGGGTTAATATCTAAATTTTTCTTAATGATAGGCGCTAACGTATCAGCTAGAAATAATTTTTGTTTTTCATTGGGGAAACGAGCTGTCCAAACTCTTTTTAAATATCCCCTGTCAGGCAGCTTATTATAAATGGATTGAGTTGTTTGAGGTGTTCCAAGAAAATAAATTTTACCATTAGGTTTAATAATGCTTTCAAACTCCTTAATTTGCTCTGAGAGTTTCTCTCGCATAGAATGAGTTTGAACATTATTTGGAACTTCTGAATCATCACAAATTAATAAATCTGCTCTGCTACCGGTTAGCTGTGAAGTTATTCCTAAACTTTTAACTGAAGGTTGTTGAGCAGCTTTTGCAGGTCTTACATCAAAAGCAACTTTACTTTGTCTCTGGTCTTCAGAAGGGCGAAGATGAGAAAGTATTTCCATTTCATTTAACAAACGTAAACAAAATGTACTGAAGTCATCAGCTCTTGACTTTGAAGCTGAAACCACAAGTATATTCTTTTGAGGGTCTAATAACAATTGGTGCAACACATATGTTGCAGTCAAGTATGATTTGCCAATTCCTCTGTAACCTTCAATGATAATTCTTTTGTGACCTTCTTGTAGAAATTCACAGATTGAATATTGTAGTGGAGTAGGGCTGGGTAGTCCTAAATGCTGCCAAACTAAATAAACAAAGTTCCTTAAATCAGTTAGTGACGGTTTCTTTTTCGTCATTGAATGGGAGTTCATCAACTAAATGTCTTAATGGGTTTTCTTGTGTAGGTAGGACTTCGTAAGAGTTGTCTTTTAAAAATTGTCGTGCAACATTCAAATCACTTGCACGTGCTTTCCCTGACTTTATTTTTTCTAATAGTTGTTCTCCAAGTTCAACATGGAGTTCATCTAAAATTTTATTTAATTTGGTCATATGTTTATTTTTTTTCTTGTTTTTTCTCTATAACATAGAGGAAGTTTCGAAAGTCCTTGAGCTTATGTGCGTTCATTGTAAAGTTTAGTTAAAAGAAGTAGTGTTGCAATTATGGTTATTAGTGAAAAAAAAAAGAGTATCTGAGGGCTTACAGAGCAGCCAATAAAGAAAAATCAAAAGAAATTAATAAAGCTTACAGAGAAGCTAATAAAGAAAAAATAAAAGAAATTAATAAAGCTTACAGAGCAGCCAATAAAGAAAAAGCAAAAGAATATCAAAAGGCTTATCAAGAAGCCAATAAAGAAAAATTAAAAGAAACTAGAAAAGCTTACCTAAAAGCTAATAAAGAAAAAAGGAAATAAAATTTAATCTAAGGTTTTATTTAATTTGGTCATATGTTTGTTGGTTGTGTAATTTCCTTGCATTGCAAAGATAGCTTTACATTTCTTGCTCTCATATCAACATCTAAATCTTTTGAAAGTTGGTCTCTTACAAGTACGCAAGAAGTTTCACTTTTAAATTCCATTGGAATTACAGCGTCCTTCCAACACAAGGGGCTAGGACTTAAAGCCATTGAATAAAAAAAAATGACACTAATTATAATCCACACTATAAAATTAAAGTTCGTAGAGCATAAACAAGCTGGCTAAAGACCATGAAGCCTACAATCCAAGCGATACGATTAAGTTTAGCTATTTCTTTTTCTATGTGAGGAAGATGATTTGTTTCTAACATTTCTATCTTTTGGTAAATCAGTTTTATTTCACCAATTTCTGTTTCGTTTTCCATGATATTTTTTATTCCAGCGTTTGTGCCAACCATAATTATTAACTTTACTTCCGTAATGTTCACATAAATAATAAAAATAATTTCTAATTTTTTTCATCATTAGTTTTGTTGAATTATAGAGTTGGCTTTACTGTTCTTCTGTTTCTTATTCAGTTTAGCTATTTGGTTTTTCACTTGCTTCATACTTATCTCAATATTTACATACTGGCTTTTTAATTGGTTAATCTCTATTGATAGCTGAAATGTTTGGTTTAAGTTCCACCCACCTAAAGCTAAAATTATTCCAATTAGTATTACAGTTATTTTGCTATCCATTTATCCCAAACCCAATCTTGTTTTAAGGTTATTTTGTAAGAATTTTTCATTGTGTCTTTTCCGTTTTCTTTGTCTGTTTCATCTGCTCCATAGACTGTTGTTAAACTTGTTTTAGATGGGTGCATTGGTAAGTTATAGTTTGAGCAGGAATTAAGAAATGAAATTACACAAAGGCTTAAAAATAATTTAACAGCCATATGACCACTACAAGTACGAGTATACATATTATCAGGGATAGATATTCCTTTAACATTAACTTCCACATGAAGGACAATCCTCTAAACTACATTGACAAGGTGTCTGGTTACAAGCTGGACAGCTTTTATCTGCATCACTACAGTTAGGGTGTGTGCAATCCTTTTTCAATTTGTTGCAAGGGCATAAGTCAGACATTATTCTTCTTCCCAGCCTAGTGAATTATCTGATTGATACAATGCTTCATTCCAAATATAATGTTTTCCATCATCAGGCTCTGCAATGGGAGCTACCCATAAACAAGTATCCTCATTCAAAGTCCAACTTGGGAAAGGTTGAGGGTCTATAAAAGCATCTTTAGCTTCATCATAAGTCATACCAATACCAGCATAATTCATTCTTAATGCTTTTGATTGGTCTGCACTTGGGGTTGTATAAGAATTAGGCTCGTAATGAACACCGCCTCTTGTGTTGTATGAAGTTTTTATCCATATTCCAGCAGAGCTATCTACATATATATTGAAGAACTCTGCTTCAGCAACAATTACATTCTCTACTATTCCATTTGGATTTACTTTTGCATAATGTGCCATAAAATTATTTCCTTTTCGATTAAATTATATACCTGACTATTACGATACCAGAGCCACCAGTTCCGTATCTACCGCCACCGCCACCGCCAGTATTAGCTGCGCCATGTCCACCTTGAGTACGATTTCCAACTCCTTCACCGCCATTGCCACCTGCAGGGCCTGTACCACCTACAACTAAAGCACAACCCGAGCCGCCACCACTACGATAGGTAGCTGAATTGTCTATTGTAGATGAAACACCAACACCGCCTTGACCACCACCAGAACTTGAATTAGTTCCTGAAGCTCCAGCAGCGCCAGCGCCTCCGCCACCACCGCCCGGTTGATTGGTAACATTAACTTGTCCGCCACCAGCATATCCTTGACAGCTAGTTCCAGCTCCACCACTTGCATATGAATTAGCATTATCACCTCTACGACCACCACCAGAGCCACCTGAATAAACAGTTGAGCCAGAGCCTCCATCTCCACCTTTGCCACCGCCAGTTGCAGTAACAATACCAGATGTAGCTCACCCTAAGTCGTCATAACTTGTCGTCTTTTGGAGCGCTTTTGTCATACGAGAATGACAATCGAGATAAGCTGTTTAAGTCAGCTATTCTGTAAGGAAAAGTCTATGTTTTTGAGTCAGTAATACGAGTATTACCAAGAGCGGATAGATTTTGAATCCGGCGCGTCTACCAGTTCCGCCATACTCCCGTTTAATTTTATCTACGTTTAT